AAGGCGCGGTCGACGGCAATGGCGTCGTGCAGGGCGTCGTCGGCGGCGAGGCGATGCGCGTGAAGCTGCGCGTCGAGGACGACGGCGCGAGCGTCTCGATCGAGGAGTTTTCGCGCAGCTCGCAGGGAAGGCCGTAGAGAGCGGCGTTTCGCTTTCGGCTGCCTTCGCCTCTCGCACTTCGAAACACGCGTGGAGCGCGTTTGATGGGGCCGTAACGCCCGCGTTATGATGCCGATGTCGGGCGCGTGTCGCGTGAGGGGGAAGATGGGGCTCAGGCAGGCCTGACACGGTGTCAGAGGGGCGCTCGCCAGCGCGCATCGGCATTGTGCCCCCATGATCCGAACCGACGCAAGCATTATCGCGCTGAACGCAGCGGACGACATCGAGGTCTGGTCGGACCTCGGCGAGGGGCTCGCGATCGCGCTCAATGCAGAAGGCGGCGCTCCCGATTGGATCATGCTCGTGCCGGCGGGCGATCCCGTGCGCGGTTCCGACGGCCGCGTCTTCAAAAACCCGAGCCCGCAGGCCGTCGTCGACGCATTCAATCGCGACGGCGTCGCCGTGCCGATCGACATCAACCATTCGCAGTTCCTGAAAGCTCCAAAGGGCGACGAAAGTCCGGCTGTCGGCTGGATCGGGCGGCTCGAATTGCGCGAGGGCGCGATCTTCGGCCGCGTCGACTGGACGACGATCGGCCTCAACGCCCTGCGCCGGAAGGTCTACCGCTACATCTCGCCCGCCCTCGTCGCGCCGCGCGACACGATAACGGCCATCGCCGGCGCGGGCCTCGTCAATCGCCCGAACCTCAAAATGCCCGCGCTCAATGCGGCCGAGGAGACATCCATGGACAAGGAACTGCTGAAGAAGCTCGGCCTCGCGGAGACCGCGAGCGTCAATGACGCGCTGGCCGCGATCGACGCGTTGCAGACGAAGCTCAACGCCGCCGCGACGCCGTCGCTCAACGTCTATGTGCCGCGCGCCGATTACGACCTCGCCGTCCAGCAGCGCGACGCCGCGCAGGCCGCGCTCAACGCCCGCAACGAAGGCGACCGCAAGGCCAAGGGCGAAGCGCTCGTCGAGCAGGCGGTGAAGGACGGCAAGATCGCGCCGGCGACGAAGGGCTTCTATCTCCAGCTCTGCGCAACCGAGGACGGCCTCAAGCAGGTGACGGATTTCGTCGCGCAGCAGCCCTCGCACTTCGTAAAGGCGGAACTCGACGACAAGGCGAAGGGCGGCGAGGGCGGCGACGTGCAGCTCAACGCCGAGCAGAAGCAGGTCGCGGACGTGCTCGGCATCCCGCACGAAGTCTTCGCCAAAGAGATCGCCGCGCAGAAGACCGCCTAAAGCGGCCCGCCTCGAACAAGGGACACTGACATGACCGCTCTCGCGAAGCCCCGTTTGATCTCCGAGCGCCACGGCCGCAAGCGCCGCCTGCTCGTCGCCGCCAGCACTGTCGTCTGGCAGGGCGCAATGGTGACGCTCACCGGCGTCGGCGCGGCGGCGAAACTCACGCCCGCGACGCTCGCAACGGGGCTGCGCATCATCGGCGTCGCGGTCTCGACCGGCGACAATCGGATTGCGCAATCCGACCCGGTCTACGCCGAATACGAAGCCGGCGTGTTCCTGCTGAACAACGACGCGGGCGACCCCATCACCGTCGCCGACATTGGCGCCGCCTGTTACGTCACGGACGACAACACCGTCTCCAAGACCAGCGCCTCGAACACGAAGTCGCAGGCCGGCACGGTCTTCGACGTCGACAGCTCGGGCGTCTGGGTCAAGGTCGGCTAACGACCAATCGGTCAAGGGCCCGAGGGGCCGCTAGGAGAATACAATGCCGCAGGTGATTACGCCGCAGCTCCTGGAAGCGATGTTCCAGGGCTTCAACGTCCTCTTCAATCAGGCGCGCCTCGGCGTCGAGCCGAGCTGGTCGAAGGTCGCCATGAAGGTGCCGTCCTCCGGTTCCGCGGAGAATTACGGCTGGCTCGGCCAGGTGCCGCGCATCCGCGAATGGGTCGGCGACCGCGTCTACAAGTCGCTCGACGCCTATGGCTACGCCATCCGCAACAAGACCTTCGAGTCCACCTTCACGATCAAGCGCGAGCAGATCGAGGATGACGAATACGGCCTCATCGGCAATGTCGCCTCGACGGATATGGGCCGCTCTGTCGCGCTTTTCCCCGACGAGCTGATCTACGGCCTGGCGAAGGCGGGGTTCACGTCGAACTGCTATGACGGCCAGTATTTCTTCGACAGCGACCATCCGGTGCGCGATGAGAACGGCGTCATCCAGACCTTTTCGAACGTGCAGAGCGGCTCGAACCCGGCATGGTTCCTGCTCGATACGACGAAGGCGATCAAGCCCTTCATCTATCAGTCGCGGCGCGAATTCGCCTTCATCTCCAAGACCGATCCGCGCACCTCGGACCGCGTCTTCGACCGCAACGAATATGTCTATGGCGTCGACGGCCGCTGCAACGCCGGCTACGGCCTCTGGCAAACCGCCTTCGGCTCCAAGGACACGCTCAACCGCACGAATTTCCGCGCGGCCTACAATGCGATGATCAACTTCAAGCTCGACGAGTTCCGCCCCGCGGGCGTCAAGCCGAACCTGCTCGTCGTCGGCGCGTCCAACTGGCAGAAGGCGCGCGATATCATCGAGACCCGCTTCCTCACGGAAGCCGGCGCGTCGGGCCCGGTCGAGAACTCCGACTACAAGATCGTCGAGATCATGCTGGTGCCTTGGCTCGATTGATCTTGGCTGGACTGATCCAGTGAGCGTTGAGGGGCGGCGCGCCCGCCCCCTTTCCCTTCCGCAAAGAGAGACCGAGACATGGCCGTCGAAGCCGCCAAGAACCAGCCGCCCGCCGCCGCCAATCCCACCCCGCCCGCTGCCCCCGAGGAAGCCGAGGCCAAACCGGGCAAGAAGGCCGGCAAGAAGGGCGAGACCATCGAGGTGCGCGGCCCCGAGACCGGCCGCTATCGCGCCGGCCGATATTTCACGCGCGAGCCCGCGACGATCGACCTCTCGACCATCACCGTCGACGATCTCGCCGCGATCGAAGGCGACCCGCATCTGACGGTGAAGCGCGGCTAAGCGCCCAAAGAATAACCCAGCGAAGAAAGTCCACGGCGGGGAGTGGGGTCCAAACCCACTCCCCCGCGAAGGATGAGCCATGCCCTACGCAACATCGTCCGATCTCGACACGAAGTGGACGGCGCAAGCCGTCACGCTCGCCGCATGGGACGACGAGGCCAATGCGCGCAGCGACGCGCGCGTCGCCATGGCGCTCGACAACGCCTCGGCGCTGATCGACGGCTATCTCGCCAAGCGCTATTCGCTGCCCATCGATCCCTCGCCCGTCGGCGCGCGGCTGCTGCGCAATCTCACCTGCGATCTCGCCATGGGCGAGCTGGCGACGACGCCGGCGACGCGCAACGACATCGTCGTCGAGGCGGTGAAGGCCGCGCGCGATTTCCTCGCGCAGCTCGGCCAGGGCAAGGCCGACATCCCGCAAAACCCATCGCCCGACGGCGGCGCCGGCGGCGCGGTCCCGGCGGCGATCTCGCCGAATGAAGCAATCGTGGAATCGGCCGGCCGCGTGTTCACGCGCAACAAGCTGCGAGGGCTCTGATGCGCGCGCTCTTGTCCGAAAGCCGGCAACCACTTTTCGGGAGCGCGCGATGATCCCCGGCGTCTCCTTCCATATCGACGTCAACGGCCTCTCGGCCGCGATCGCGAAGCTCAATGGCGACGCGCTGCACACCTTCGAGCTGATGGACGCGCTCGGCCGCCTCGGTCAGGAGCAGACGCGCCGGCGCATCTCGAGCGAGAAGACGACGCCGGAAGGCCGCGCCTGGAAGCCGAACAAGGAAGGCACGTCGATCCTCTTCTCCGGCGGCGGCGCGCATCTTTCGCGCTCGATCGACTACAGCGCGGGCGCTCTCGAAGCACGCTGGGGCTCCGGCTGGATCGGCGCGCGCGTGCATCAGTTCGGAGCGGTGATCAGGCCGGTGAACGCGAAGTTCCTCGCTTTCATCCCCGGCCTTGCCTCGGCACAGGCCGCCGGCGTCGCGAACATGCACATGGCGACGGGAATGGTCTTCGCGAAACAGGTCACGATCCCACGCCGCACCTATGTCGGCCTCTCCGTCGCGAATGAGGAGGAGATGATCCACACGGCCGAACGCTTCATCGGGATGGTGTTTCAATGAGTGGGCTATCCGACCTTCCCGCCCTGCGCGACGCCGTCGTCGCCTCGCTGAAAGAGAAGCTCGCAGCCTTCGCCGATCGCATCGAACCGCATGGGGGAACCTTCGACGAGAAGGAGATCAGAACCTTCGCGACCAAGGCCCCCACCATCCGCGTCGCGCTGCTCGGCTTCGACGCCGTGACGCGCCACGCCAGCGGGCAGGTCTGGCTGCCGGTGAATTTCGGCGTCGCCATCGTGACAAAGGACCAGATCGAGGAAGGCGCGAAGGTCTCGCGTGACGTCTCCGCAATGATGATCGCCAACGCCGTCGGCCTCGCCGTCGTCGCCAACCGCTTCGGGCTTTCAGGCGTCAAACAGCCGGAGAATGTCCGCGCCCAGAACCTCTATTCGGGCGACGCGCTGCAGATGGGCATCGCGCTCTGGCAGGTGACGTGGACCTCGAACGTGCTGCTCGGCGAGAGCGTCGACGAGGCGCTCGCCGCCATGACGCAGCTCATCGTCAACGGCGTGCTCTTCGCTGATCCGCTGCCGACTCTCGCGACGCCGCCCATCGTTCCGCCGGGAGACGCGCCATGACCCTCGCCGGCGACGCGCGCCTCATCGCGTTTCAGGAAACGCTCGACCAGGTGATGTATCTGATCGCTGAGCAGGACCGGAAACTCGCGAACATCATCCGGCCGGGCACGATCAAGAGCTACGATGCGAAGACCGACACGGCGAAGCTCGATGTCGGCTTCGAGACGCATGACGTGCCGTCCGGCATGCATGCCGGGATCGGCGCGGACTGGTCGCCGGCGAAGGGCGGGCAGCAGATCACCATGCTCTGCCCCGGCGGCGATCCGGCCAATGCCTTCTTCATCCCGGGCGGCTTCCACAACGACAATCCGCAGCCCTCGCAATCGGCCGATGAGGACATTCGCGCGCGGCGCGGCGCCGGCGACAAGGCGGTGCAGCTGCGCACGACCGACGACGAAGCCGGTCTCGACTGCAGGAAGCACCAGACCTTCGTGCGCGCCGGGAAGGAGATCGCGGAGCTGGACAACATCAAGGGCAAGAGCGCCGTGCGCGCCAAGAAGGACGGCGTCGTCCATCTCGAAGTGCAGGCGATCGAGAAGCTCAAAATCAAGATCGGCGATCAGTTCTTCCACATCCGGCCGGAAGCCCTCCTGCCGACCAGCGAATAAGGAGCCTTCAAATGCGCGGTAAAGCCTCTTCGACGGACCCTCAAATGAAGCATTACGAGGTCGTGAAGACCCGCGACCACGGCGGCATGATCCACGGCGCGCGGCGCGATGTCGGCGACGTGTTCCAGGCGCCCGAAAGCGCCATGACCTTCGACCTGCTCGAAGGCCTGGTGAAGGAAGTCCCGGACCCGAACGCGAAGGCCAAACCCGCCGCCAAGAGCGAAGATAAGGCCTGATGCGCACGGGGCTCGATCGCCGCACGGGTGACGTGCTGACTGGCTGGGACGAATGCGCCCAGTCGATCGGCGTCGTCGTCACGACGGCGATCGGCTCCGTGACCCTCGCCCGCGACTTCGGCTCCGACGGGCCGCCGCTGCTTGACCGCCCGATGAACCGCGCCTCGATCTTCGACCACATCATGGCCATCGCCGAGGCGCTGCGGCGCGAGGAGCCGGGCTTCCGGCTCACCAAGGTCAATGTGCTGAAGGCCGGACCGGACGGCGCGATCATGTTCGAGCAGCTCGGCGACTTCTATCCGAACGGCCATCTCGACGACTTCTCGTTCGTCGAGAAGGGCCGCAGCGCCATTGCCGGCCCCTTCGCGCTCACGCAGCTCGTCGGCTTCGGAGGATCGGCATGACGACGATCCTCTCGACTCGCCGCTTCGATCCCGTCGACATGTCGGCCGTGCCCGCGCCGGCCGCGCTCGAAGAATGGACCTTCGACGGCATTCTCGACGCGCGCTTCGGCAAGTTCCTCGACATATGGGCGCAGGCCGTCGCCGCCGATCCCACGCTGCCGCTCTATGACGTGACGAAGCTGCGCGGGAACCCCGTGGGCTTCCTGCAACGCGCCGACGCTCTTCGCGAGGGCCTCGTGCGCCAGCGCGTCAACGAGGCGGTGCAGGCGACTTTTCTGCTCTTCGCGATCGGCGCGGACCTCGACGCGCGGGCGGCGGAATACAACACGATCCGCGCGCCCGGCGAGACGGACGCCAGCCTGCGCCTGCGCGCATTGCTCGCCTGGGAGAACCTCTCGATCGGCGGCTCCTTCGGCGGCTATGAATATCAGGCGCGCAGCGTCGCGCCGGCCGACATTCTCGACGTCGCGGTCTATGGCCATGACGACGCCCCCGGAATTCAGAAGGGCGAGGTGCGGATCGTCGCGCTCGGCGCCGGCGGGCGCGGCGTCACGCCGCCTTCGCTGCTCGCCCGGATCAACCAGCGCTTCAACGGGCACGACCGCCGCTCGGTCGTGAAGGTCAATGACCGCGTGACCGTCATGGCCGCGAATGTCCCGGCCTACCCGATCGACGCGACGCTCGTCCTGCCGCGCGGCGCCGATCCGGCCGTGGTGCTGAAGAGCCAGCGCGAGAGCGCGTGGAAATATGCGGCCTATCAGCATCGCATCGGCGGCTTCGTCACGCCGGCCGGCGTGCTCGACGCGGTCGGCTCGGACAATCCGCGCCTGGTGCTCGACGTGCGGATGCGCGCGCCCTTCGCCGGGCAGATCGATTTGAGCAACCCGCCCGTCATCGGCGGCGGCCCCTTCGACGCGCCGGTCTGCAGCGGCGTCTCGCTCGATTACGAGGTCGCGCAATGAGTGACGAAGCGCTCCTCCCCGGAAACGCCACGCCCTTCGAGCGCGCGCAGTCGCAGACCTCGGCGCGCCTTCTCGACACCGACACGAATGTCATCCGCCGCGAGCGCGATCCGGCCCAGTGCGATCCCGCCTTCCTGCCCTTCCTCGCGGCCGAGCGCAGCGTGCATCACTATGCCGGCGATCTCGCGACGAAGCGCGCGCGCACGGCGGCGAGCTTCTCCGATCACCTCGATTACGGCACAGCGGACAAGCTCTCCGAGGAAATCTCGCAGGACTGCGGCTTCCAGGTGCGCGTGCGCGAATTCTTCGAGGACGCGCGGCTCGAATGGCCGGACTATGTCGTCGAGGCGCCGACGCCGCTGTTCCAGCCGCCGGGCGATCTCGACAAGGCCCGCGCCTCGGCGCTGCGCCGGCGCAATGTGCGCGACACGCTGGCGGCCGTTCGACCGGTCTACGTTCTGCCGCCGAGCGACCTCTATTACGGCGCGGCCTGCCGTTTCGGCGTGCGCATCCGCAACACCTTCAAGAATACGGCGAACCGCTTTCACGGCGCGGCGACGCGCACGCTGCCGAAACAAAGGACCCTGCCGCAATGACGACGACGCTCCCCGCCCTTCAGACAGTGGCGGTCGCAACCAAGGCGACGGCGCATTATCTCGCAAGGCTCGCGGCGACGCGCGCCGGCGGGACGCCCGTCGATTTCATGGCCGGGATCGTGCGCGTCGGCGACGGCGACATGGGCTCCGGCCCGCAGGTGCCGCTGGTCTCCGATCTGCTCACGGCGGGCGACGTGCTGCACGAGGTCGGCACCGGCTCATGGATCCATGCGGTCACGGTCAATCCGCAGGACGAGACGCAGGTCGACATCCTCGTCGTCATCCCGGCCGAGAATGGCGGCGTCGAGCTCGGCCCTTGGTGGGTGACGGAATTCGCGATCACAGACGAGAATGGCGACGTCTGCCTCGTCGGCACGACCGCCATGGCGAAATTCGTCTCGAACACGAACGGCGCCATCTCCGATCTCGCCTTCATCGCGAGCGAGAAGGAGTCGAGCGGCAATGTGATCCTGACCCCGCCATCGTCCAACTTCCTGACGATGTATGACCTGATCATCGCCTTCAACGCCAATCTGCCGGTCGGCGAGGAGCCGATCTACACCGAGGACACGACGCTCGCGACGGGCTTCAAACGCCGCACCTTCAAGATCAGGCGCGCGCTCAACAATCTGCTCGGCGTCGGCCGCCCGGCGACGGATGCGGAATTCGCGGCGGGGCAGGCGGCGGAAGGCGCCTATCCCTGGCCGTGGCCGACGCTGCAGCAGATCAGTTCGCTCGTCATCCCCATCATCCCGAGCGCGCTTGCGCCGCTCTCGCGGAACATGGGCGTAAACCGCTACGAGATCGCGCTCTCGACGGGCGACAATGTCCGCTCCGCCACGTCGAACGCCAATGTCGTCACACCGAAATCCGTGGCCGACGCCTCCGACTGGCAGACGCTCGCGGACGCGGCGACGATCACATGGGACTGGGCGGCCGGCTTCATGGCCTCGGTCGAACTCGGCGCCAGCCGCACGCTGGCCTACCCGACCCACGCCTTCCCCGGCGCGACGGGCGTGCTGAAGGTCAAACCCGGCGGCGCGCGCACGCTGACCTTCGGTGCGGGATGGGTCTTCGACAACAATGTCGCGCCGGTCGGCTCCACGGCGGCGAATGTCTGGGACATCTACAGCGTCACCTGCCTGCAGACGGGCGGGACGCCGCGCTTTCTCGTCGCGCTCGTCGCACAGGGCGTGACGCTATGATGCAGAATTTCCGGCCCAGCCTTTCGGGCGCGCCGCGAGGCGCCGTCGCCAATTTCGTCGTCGCCGACGTCTATCTCGACAATCACAGCCAGGGGCGCGGCTACAGCAGCGCGCCCTTTCTCGGCTATGGCCAGGGCGGCGCGCTCACGCCGAACGTCGTCAAGGGCAAGACGATCGTCGGGCTGATCCAGAACCTCTACGGGTTTCCTCCCGGCGTCGCGCTGATGGCCGCGGGCGACGCGAGCCTGCCCTTCAGCGCCATCCGCGTGCCGGGCATGAATGGCGGCGCCCTGCTGCGCATCGCCGACGCCGATCCTTTTGACGACGGGACCATCGAGGGCGTCCGCTACTGGCAATGGTGGTGGTTCGCCGTTTCGGGAACGATCGTCGACGGCCCCGTGCTCTTCCGATAGGCCCGCCATGACCGTCGCCCTCACCTTCGCCTTCACGCTCGCCCATGGCGAGAGCTTCGACGAGTCGATCGACGTGCCGCTCGATTACTATCTCGCATCGGGCGAGAGCCCGATCGAAGACGGATCGAGCTTTTCCATCTCCTTCTCTGCCGCGCGCGGCCAGAGCGATTCCGACATTCGCTTTTCGACCCAGAACGCCTCTGGGCCGCGCCTCTCCATCGGCGATTTCGACGCCCCGACCGCGAAGCTGACCCTCTCCTTCCAGGCGGCCGATACGCGCATGCGCCAGATGGCGCCGGGCGACTATGTCGGCGACCTCCTTCACCGCCGCCCGCGCGGCGGCGGCATGGCCGACCAGGTCACGCGCGTCGGCGCGATCACGCTCACTCTCGAAGCAGGGACGTAATGAAAAAGCTGCTCGCCCTCGCATGGCTCCTGCTCGCCGGCCCCGCTCTCGGCGCGGGCCTGCCCAATGTGCCGGATTATCCCAACGCCACGACGCCGCGCGGGCCGAAGGGCGATATGGGCTGCTCGCTGCTGCCGACGAACGGCGCGCCGGCCGCCTCGCTCGGACGCGACTGCGACTACGCTTTCGACGCCGCTTCCGGCAGGGTCTACGGCCCCAAGCTCGGCGGGCAATGGGGCGCGGGCGTCGTCATGTCGCCCGTCGCCGTCGCGAAGGATTTCGCCGATCGCGCCCGCTTCGACGCCAACGCCGCAAAGAGCGCCAACGCCGCGGCGCAGACGGCGGCCACGAGCGCCACGGGCGCGGCGGCGCTGGTGACGGCGGCGAATTTCACGCCGAGCTGGCCGACCCGCACCTTCATGCAGGCGGCGGTCATCCCCGAAAGCGTCACCTCCATGACGGTCGAGGCGCTCGTCCTCGGCACGCCCTGCCGCATGCATTACATCGCCTCCGCCGTTCCGACGGGGACCTATGGCGAAGTCGCGATCGGCGCCCGCTACGCGACGCCGGTCTATTCGCGGCCCCTGCGCGCCTGCGAATTCGGCGCGGTCGCCAACGCCTCGGCGCCCGATGGCGGCGCGGCCTTCACGGCGACGGCGACGGGAAATCAGACGCTCGCCGTCTCCAGCACGGCGGGCATGCAGCTCGGCATGAATGTCGCGATGGTGAACTGGGCGTCGAGCGGCGCGACCAATGTGCCGGTCGGCACGAAGATCACGGCGATCGGCGCGGGCTCCATCACGGTCTCGAACAATGTCGCGGCGGGCGCCGGCCTGCGGATGGTCGCCTATTGGCTACTCGATGCGAGCAATGTGACCGGAACCGACAATCGCGCCGCCATCCAGGCGATGATCGACTATGCGGCGGCGAACAACAACGCCGAGTTCGACATCGACGAGGGAAAATATCGCGTCGACGGCATGCTCCGGCTCGGCGGGGCGAATTTCAACGCCAAGCGCTTCACCGGCGGCTCCCGCCCGTCTTATTCCGGCGTCGCCGGCGGCGTGACCATCTACTGCACGGCGGTCGACCGCCCCTGCATCGACATGGCCGGCCAGCGCGCTGGCCTGCTTTCGGGCGTCGCCCTGATCGGCCCGAACCGCAACTATGCGCAATATGCGCAGTGGTTCACGCGCACGATCTCGCCGAACGAAGCGGACTGGCTATCGCCCGAACTGACGCGGAGCGGCTCGAGCCCCGGCGGGTTGCAGCGCTATTCGCCGCTCGCCGCCGTCGCGATCGACGCGCTGCGCGGCTCCTGCGGCGCAGCGCCCTATGCGGGGACCTATGACGACGCGGCGTCCTCCGACATCACCATCGAGCATCTCTCCATTTCCGGCTTCGCGGTGGGCGTCACCGGCCCGAACTGCGCCGATACGCAGGGCGATTTTACCCGCATCCGCGACATCGCCTTCGACGCCGTGATCGTCCCGGTCTCGGTCGGCAATTCGCAGAGCCGCGGGGTGGAAATTCGCAACCTCATCGTCGGCGGCTGTCATTCGGCGATCACCGGCACGCGCTTTGGCGGGCGCATCGGCAAGTTTGGCGGCCCGATCGAGAATGTCTCGCTCGACGGCTGCTATCAGCTCTTCGACTTCACGGGGCTCTCCTATTCGGGGCCGCTGCATTTCCGCCATGTCTATTCCGAGGGCGGCGTGCGTATCGGGAGGGCGGTCTGCGCGGCGGCCTTCTGCCCCGACGTGACGATCGATGGCGCCGACTGGCAGCTCGACAATGCTTTGACCGGGCAAATCCCGGCGCGGCTGATCGAGACCGGCGGCAAGCAGAACGTCATTCTGAGCAACAACACCACCGTCACGCCGCCGCGCATCACGACGCTCGCGCACAGCCCCGGCGGCGGGCAGGCCATGAGCCTGACCATGGATGGCGGCGCGGTCCTCGGCCCGGGCTATAACGGCATTGGCGGGCCCGGCGGCTCGGCGGCCTTGCAGGCGGCGATCAACGCCACGGGCGGGATCAATCTCGGCACGGCGGCGCTCAACACGCTGAACCTCAATCAGGCCTATGTGCGGGCGCCCTTCAAGGCGGCCTTTTACAGCTCGCCCTCCGGCGGCATCGGCTCGCACAGCCACGCCGAGTCGATCGTCTTCGACGCCTCGGGCTCGCTCAATCGCGCGCCGCTGACGCTGGTCGCGCGGCGCTTCGTCGACGCCAACGGGCGCGAATGGAAGCTGCAACGCCCGGCCCCGGCGCTGCTCGACCTCTCCGCGCCCGCGCTCGTCGCGACGGGCATGTCGCTGTCCTGCGACACGCTGTCCTTCACCTATGCGGGGTCCTATCAGGCGCTCGGCGGCGTCTATGCGCTGCAACCCGGCTATCTGCTCGAACATGACCCGACCGGGATCAATTTCGTCGTCACGTCGGTCACGGCCTCGGCCGGCGATTGGGCGGTGGTCGCGCAGCAGCAGAACGGGATTTCCGTGACGCCCGGCACGAATACATGCGCGGCCAACACCATCACGGCGCCGACGCTGCAAAGCGGCTACACCTTCGTCTTCCCGACCGGCTTCGCGCTGCCCAAGCAGGTCAATTTCGGTCGCTTCACGGCGGGATCGAGCAGCGTCACCAACGTCTCGCGCGGTGACGGCAATGGAGCCGATCTCGCCTCATGGTTCGCGGCCGGCGACATCCTCTTCAGCGCCGATGTCGATCTCGCGCTCGATCCGCTGCCCATCCTCAAGCGCACCACGCTCGCGAGCGTCACGCCCGGCAGCCCCGGTTCACTGACCCTCTCGGCCGCCGCCGCCGCCACCGGCGACTTCCCCGTCTATCCCGTCCCGATCAGGTAGCACGTCATGACCCGCATCCTTCTCGCGCTGCTGCTCTGCTGCGCGCCGCTGGCCGCCCGCGCCGAAATCGACCCGCAGGCGCGCAACTCGCTCGACGACGCGACGATCCTCCTGCCGCAAGCCTCGGCGTCGACCGATTACACGTCGCTGCTCAACACGGCGCTCGGCGCCGGCAAG